ATCTCAAGAGCTTCAGGATCTGCTACTGTGTCAATTGCTCGCTTCCATGTATGATATGCATAATCGTTTGTATCGCTAGCAGTCCCTGTGCCAGTTCCGCCGGCGCCGGGGATGCCCTTGTTGTACATCGGATCAGGTACTTTGATATCAAAACCATCGAAACCGCCCCAGAAAGGAGCAGTAAAGCGATTAATGCCAGCATTTAGAAGCGTTTGATAATTTGAAACATTATTGCCGTTTTCCGCGGCATAGGCACCAGATTGATAATAATATGAGCTACCAGACTTGCAAAGATCGTTCATTGTAAAAACATATGCAAATGCGGTTGCGCCGAGAAGAACTGTGTCAGTTTGACCGCTCGGATCGGCTGAAAAGTCCCTGTATGGAAGGCCATGGCACTGCGCTAATCCTGCGCCGGCGCGCGTACTATTGGCAGATCTATTGGAATATAATCCCCAATATGCGTCTGCAGGAACAGACAAGCCGCCGTCTGAAGCCGAATTTCTTAACTGGACTTCTGGGAAAGCAAGGGTGCCGTTGGCTGCAACGACGGCCGAGCTTGATAGATTGAGCCCAGAACCCGACGTCGCAACAGTAACCAACAACGGGGGAGCATTGAACGAACCGGATCTGTTGGTCATATCGCAGGATCCAATCAAACCAGCGGCCGGCCAGTAAACAGGACTACCACCACTTGCTGTAACAGCCTGAGATCCTGACACAGTAGTGTTCTTCATGCGAGGGGGACCATAATAGCCAAACGGGAGGAGTGTTTCAAATCCAGCCATTCCGTCTTCTACAAAAGAAGTCGGATCAACATATACAAAATTAGACTGATTATCATAATCTCCATATGTCTTTAATCTTCGGTTTGTGGAATCCCATGCCGTATATTTGTCTCCAATCTTTCGAGCAACATAACTAGGGGATGTGGAATCAAGACTTAGATTGTCAAATCTTTCTACTATTTGAACGTTATTGTCAGTATCGTTAAGCAATCTTAATACTAGGGAGAACGTTCCGTAATCACTCGTATTCGTTGTAGACTGTCTAATGTTCTCAATGGAAACTTTCAAATTCTTATGAAGCCACTCTCCATGGCCGCGGCCTTTAAGACGAAAGAGTTTTTTGGCATTGAGAGGGTTAAAGGTTGCGGGGTCTCCGGTTGAATCTTGTCCGATAAACCAGCCAGCAATTGCTTCACGAGAAGCCTGTCGCATATTGTGAGGGCCTTGAAGGCCGTCACCCGGAGAGGCATTTGTGCCCTTCTGAAGAGGAAGAATAACACCAAGCGCAGTTGAAGATGCCAAACTCCCAGAATCGCGGAGGGCCTGCTCAAAGGTTTCTCCAAGCCAATAATTTGTCGAAGAAGCGGTCGTATAAAAGCTTCCCGGGGACGAACACAGTTGAGGATTTGTATTAAAACGTTTGCGGATGAATTTTTCAGAATCGTCGTCAAATCCAAATTTAAATTTTTGGGTACCTTGTAGCTCGCTTGAAAGAAGGACCGTAAATAATTTATCTGAGTCGGTGCCGATAACTGTGCCCACCGAAGCGGTTGTGAGAGAGCCCATGTGAACGGTTCCACTTAAACGAATAGATGCAGAATGATTGAGGTACCATACAGCACCGAGCATTCCGGTACCGAGAGTCACACTGGTTGACTGACTTGGGAACAGCCACAAGCCATAGGAGCCTCCATTGCCGGGATCTTGAGATGTTGCGGGGGCCGCTGTTTTGGCTGTCTGCCAACCAGCAATGCCATCGCTACTGGCGCCAGTTTCCTGTTGTCCCAGGAGACGAATATAAGTAAGAGGGGCTACGTTAGCATTCAAAAAAGCTTTTGCGGCATATGTTCCATACATTGGAGATTGATTGTTGCCGTCGCGAGAAATATCGCCGCCGCCAGCACCAGGAACAACATCGCCGAAGGCTTCGACGAATTCAGCAAAAGATTCAACTTTTATTGGCTGCATCGCCAAGCCTCGTGAGGAACGTCCAATTACAACAGGACCAATCTCGCCTGGGCTTTGCGGAATAAAGGAGTTGTCTATTTCGTTAATAAACACTCCGGGAGATACAAATTTAAAATTCTTTACTGACATACTGTTTTTTTCCCTCGTATAAAATGTAGAATATGCGCTACTGCAATCATAAAATAAATAGTATTCCTAATACCAAACGGCTCCTGAACTATAAAGAAAAATAGGGGTTCTCTTCAGGAACTAATTTTTTGAGCCGTCATCAGGTCATAGATTACCGTCCCAAATATCTCCAAATATGTTTTCGGAGCCTGGGAGAGCAGTTCGTTCCTGGGGAAACGAGATTTCTACTGTGTTTTCGTCTATTCTTACAATTGGGCGATCGTCGCTTTTGCCTTCGCCAATGAGATATCCTAAAACCTTTATTGTAATCTCGGCAGAAAACATACGCACATCCTCAGCTAAATTATTAACGTTGTTGTTGTGAGCAAAGTTTTGATCAATAAAAGCTTCATATAAGTGCCCATTTCTTTTCATAACAAAAGCATTAATTTGTCCGGTTCGTGCAATAAATGGCGCTATCATATCATTCATCTGTTGTTGATATTCAGATTTGAGGATAATCTTATAATCAATATTAACGTATACAGGAATCGGAATAGATAGAGAACGAATTACTACTTTTTTATTTTTTCTCGGGTAATAGCGCTGTTCGGTGCCTCCTGTGTTAGTTCTTGTGCCGGAAGCGACGGCAAAATTTCTAGTTTTGTCTTGAACTATCTTTTTAGCAATTACGATACGGCCAGTGCGGCCGTTTTTATCCTTTGAAAAATAATTCGCTTGGAAGCCTCCTTTTCTTGCGGGATCTTTCGTAATACTAGAGCGTTCAATGCTAATTAATGGGAGTTTTAAAGCGCCGGCATCATCTCTTAAGTCTTTTTCATTTTTAATCTGAAATGCTCTTTCGGGAGCTTGCCACAAAACTGGGACCTCCTTAAAGCCTTCATTTGTGTGCGTAGTTAACTTGAGATCTTCTTTGATCCAAGAAGTCATTGCATAATCGATAGTTTCAATAGTAGATTCTAAAATACCCACTTCTTCTAAGGTGGTTGAGGTTGCATCAGCAGGCAACATTGCAAAGTCAAAGTTATCAGGTAGCATCGAATAATCCCTTTCTGGCTCTCTTACAAGTAGCTGCAATCTCGAAACTATGGTCAATTTGACCAAATAATTTCTTTGGCTCTGAGAGTTTTACGATCTCATAGTAGAAATCGCCGTATAGCACAAAATCACCCTCTCGCACAAACAAGTTTTGGTCTTCTGTGAGTCTGCGACGATGAAAGTGCACCATAATCTCCCAAGCCTTATCGATTCCGATGCCTTCCATGTATTCGGTGGAATAGTTAGTAAATTCAACTAACGCATATACTCGAACTGGAGGCAAATAGGTCTTTTCGACCGCTTCTCCATATAATTCGTGAAAATTGGTGGTTTCTAGATCAATAGGATAATAAAGAATTTGCTGACCAATGACTTTTTCAATTAATTCATCATTAACCTGTTTTACAAGGTCTCGCTCTTTTTTTCCTAGGAAAAGAGGCGGTGGCGGTGCGGCTGGTTTCTTCCATTCATCTGACATTCATTAGTTATCCTACAAAAATCGGCAATGGGGAATACTTAAAGGTTTCTGCGGCGGCTGCGGCCTTTTCGCTGTCTTGTTTGGCTAATGCTGTGTATTCCATTTCTTTGAGTATCTCTCTCAGTTTATCTTTTAGCGCCGTTTGCTCTTCTTTGGCCTGTGAGAGCAATTCTGAGTGGTTTAAAGTCACGCTTTCGCCCGGAATTGGCATTGTGGTGAATTTTCCGCGAATTTGGCCCAGCATCTCCTTACAAAGGGCCAGCGCATACTTGCGAATCCATTGTTTTCCTATTGCATTGATATTTGCATATGGAATATTATCAAAAGGAATTGTATTGATGTTATTCACACCATCGATACTACCGGTATATGCGCTTGTTGCATCCCAAGCATTGCCTTCAATATAAAACTTAACCCAAATTCTGTCCTGCTCGTCAAATCCCCAATAACTGGGTGTTGGAAAAAGTCGTAATTGATTATCAATTAATTCGTATGAATAATGTGATGTCCTGGTATAAATCGAGTCTTCATACATGATGGCTTGCATTTTGTTTTGCCATGTCGGAATAACCTCAAAAGTAGAGTCATCTGCGAACTGGCCGTAAGTCGAGGCATTACCAACGACACCTACGCCACCATAGTACCCATAGAAGCGCCACATGGCCCTAGGAGACTTGTAAAAAACTTGTGTGACGTTTACCTTCTTATCATTAACTTTTCCAGCATAGCCGACCGCATTGCCGGCGTCATCAACACCAGAATCTGATGCGTCTATGATAATTTGTTGTATATTGTAATCTTGTACGTCACTAACTGGCTTAAAAGAAGCTGAATACTCGCGCACAGTGCCTCCAAAGCCGGCGATTTTAGATAACCCGTCGCCGATCTTTTTAGAATATGCTACTTGAAATCTTGGATATTTTAAATTAACACTCGCGGGTCCCGTTTTTTTATCGCCCTTGTGATCGAACGTGCCAGTAGTGTTTCCCAAAACATCAGAAAGCATATTTTTGCCTTGATGAAGGTTAATAATATATGAGTATTCTAGCACCGCCTCTTCATATGCCGCATATACATTATTTGGCGTTAATTCAATATCTACAACGTCGCCGCCAAGTTTCTTATAAACATAGGCTACTTGTGTAGAGGCACCACTTATGAAATCCGCGGATCCTGTATAAATGCCGAATGGGCACCCTGCAGCCGCTAGCGCAGTGCTTCCAGTAGAAGTCAAGACAATTGCGCTTGTTGTTGAGGTAGGGCTAAGGTTTGTTGGCATCTATATAGTTCTCCTGCTGTAAATAGTTCTGACAAAACAAAACCCCCAGACAAGCTAAAGGCTGTTTTAGAAAGATTAAGTTATTTTATGCAGAAGCTTCGGTTGTTGCCTTTTTTGTGGTCCTTTTTTTGGGCTTGGAGGCTGTTTTCTTCGTCGTTGTCGCTTTCTTTGCCTTTGTCGTTTTAGGCGTTGTTTTGGCTACAACTTCGACCACTTCTGGCAACACTTCTTCAATAGTTTCTGCCTCTGTGGCTACTTCTGTAGCTACTTGTTGTACTAAAAGCTTGGCTCTAGGGTGAGCGCTGCGTTT